GCAGAACGTGTACTTAAACTAGTACAGGAATACGGCAAGGCCCCATCTCCTGATGAGATGGAGGAGATAAAAGAAATGGTAGGGCAAGACTATAGGTTCTATATATTACGTGCGGCACAGACTCGCGCAGACCGTATGAAGGTTAAGATTCAAGACCAGTTTGCACAAGGCGGATGGGAATTATCATTCAACGATTTTATTACTGATTTAGTTACATTTCCTGCTGCGTTCATTAAAGGACCAGTTGTTCGTAGGCAACGTACATTAGGATGGAAAATAAACTCTGCTGGACAAACTACAGTAGAAGCTACAGATGTATTAGGTCCTGAATATGAACGTGTAGACCCGTTCCGTATATATCCTGAGCCGGGTGTTACAACTATAGAAGATGGGTATCTATTTGAACACCATCCTATGACACGTATGAAATTATCTGATTTAATAGGGGTTCCGGGGTACGACGAAGAAGCTATTAGAAAAGTATTAGATATTGGTAATGGGCAATCGTGGATTAATGAAGATGTGGAACTTCAAAAAGATGAAGAAGAACGTAAGTTCTACGCGTATATGCGTCCAACAGAAGAATTTGATGCCCTAGAATTTTGGGGTAAAGTATCAGGTAAAATGCTTATTGAATGGGGGCTATCAGAAGATGAAGTACCTGATGCTGCTAGGGAATATGATGCTAATGTATGGGTAGTAGGTAATTATGTTATTAAAGCCGTACTAAACTATGACCCATTAGGTGAAAAACCATACGCAAAAACATCGTTTATTAAGGCTCCGGGGGCATTTTGGGGTAAAGGAATCCCTAAAATTATTGAGGACCTTCAAGGCGTATGTAACGCAGCTGCTAGGGCGTTAGTAAACAACATGGGTATATCGTCTGGACCACAAGTTGAAGTAAACCTAGAACGAATCCCACCTAATGAAGATATAACACAATTATCACCGTGGAAAATTTGGCAAGTTACAAATGACCCTGTTGGGTCTAGTGCTCCGGCTATTCGGTTTACACAACCAGATTCACGGGCTACAGAATTAATGGCAGTATATGAGAAGTTTAGCCGTTTAGCTGACGACCATTCAGGTATTCCAGCTTATGTGTACGGGGACTTAAACGTACAAGGTGCAGGACGTACATCTTCAGGTCTATCAATGTTAATGGGCGCAGCAGGTAAAGGTATTCGCCAAGTAGTGATGTATATTGATACAGACATAGTAAAACCTGTAGTGCTACGTCAATTTGTATATAATATGCGATATGTAGAAGATGAATCAATAAAAGGTGATGTTGTTGTTTTAGCTAAGGGGGCAATTAACTTAGCGGTCAAAGAAACAGTAAACATTCGCCGCATAGAATTCCTAAATGCAACCGCCAATCCAGTAGATATGGAAATAATTGGTAAGGATGGTCGTGCCGCGATACTTCGCGAAGTGGCTAAAGGATTGCAAATGCCTGTAGATGAAGTAGTTCCATCTCGGGAGAAATCTGGATATCAGGGACGTGTACAATCGCGGGCAGCTGCTGCAGCACAACAGCAACAAGCTCCTGCGGGTACTCCGGAACTGCCTAACGGAGCTCCAAAAGGTGGAATGGAAGCAAATACAGTACAAAATCGTACTAGTGGGAGGGCTGCATGATTAAGCCGGAACCTCAAGTAGTTAAAGCGCTTGCAAATGTTGTTCGCCAATATCCAGAGTTACTAGAATGGATAGGCGAATGGAGGATGCACGAACTAGAACAACTTCCAAGTGCGGTAAATAACCCGACAGTTTATCAGGGGCGCTGTCAGGTTTTAAGTGAGTTGTATAAACTTGCTAAAGATGCCCCTTCTATAGCGGCAAAGTTATAATGAACTCGCCGATTAATCACGCACACCAATAGGAGCGTTCAACATGGCACTTCCAGAGCAAATTCGCAAACAAACCGAGGCTGTACAAGAACTGTATAAACAACTCGATATGGACAACAACACAGGCGAAGATAATAATTTAGCCAATGGTACTGTCGAAGCTATCGAGCAAGCCGACGAGACTGTAACGCAGAATGATGCTAACCCATCATTAGCAGAGGAGCAGAAAACTAATGATGAAAGAGTGTCGGAAGATACTATCGTCCAGAAATATAAGACGTTACAAGGAATGTACAACGCAGAAGTACCTAGATTGCATCAGCAAAATAGGGATATGCAAAGCCGCGTACAACAGATGGAGCAATTGCTAGCTTCAATATCAGCACAACAAGATAATAAACCACAACAAACTATTGAGAAACTTGTTTCCGATAAAGATGTTGAAGAATATGGCGAGTCACTTGATGTAATGCGAAAAGTTAGTCGTGAAGAAATAGTACCTATGACCCAACGACTAGCCCATATTGAAAGTCTAATACAACAAATGCAAACTAATGTTATTCCGCAAGTTCAAGCGGTAGCACAAAGGCAAGCTATGTCGTCAGAGCAAGCGTTTTGGTCTGAATTAACTGCAGAACAGTCTAATTGGAGGGAAATAAATGATAACCAAGCGTTTCAAACTTGGCTATTAGATACAGACCCTTTAACTGGAATAACTCGGCAGACGTACCTTGATGATGCACAGCGGTCACTTGATGCCCGTCGTGTAGCTAGTTTTTTCCGCACTTGGCTTGACACTACTGGACAAGCTAATGTTGCTCAAACCAATAAATCTACGTATCAATCAGAGTTAGAGAAACAGGTAGCTCCCGGACGTTCAAAGAACTCAGGAGCCCCAACATCTAACAAGTCTAAAGTTTATACTCCCGACGATATCAGAAGTTTTTTTGATGACGTAAGGTCTGGTAAATTTAAAGGACGTGAACCTGAGAGAGACCGTATTGAACGCGATATTTTCGCTGCCCAGCGAGAGAATCGCATAACTATAAATGCTTGATTAAAGGAGTTTTACTATGTCTTACGCAACCGCACCGGGCCGCCCTAACTATAGCGGCAATTTTATCCCTGAGATTTGGTCAGGTAAACTTATTGAGAATTTCTACGATGCAACAGTACTCGCAGCAATCTCTAACACAGCCTATGAAGGCGAAATTCGTCAGTATGGTGACACGGTTAATATCCGTACTACACCAGAAATTACAATCCGTGATTACGTTAAAGGTCAAACTTTAACAGTAGAAAATCCTGATAAACCAAAAATCCAATTAATTATTGATAAAGGTGAATATTTTGCCTGCGTTGAAGATGATGTGGATAAAGTTCAATCAGATATTAACTTAATGGATACATGGTCTAAAGATGCTTCAGAACGTATGAAAATCAAAATTGATACTCGCGTTTTGACAGATATTTTACCGGGTATTTCTGCATATAACAAAGGTCTTACTGCTGGTGAACAATCATCCGCCTTTAATCTAGGTACATCAGCAGCACCGTTAACTGTTTCAAAAGATGGTGCTGGTGGTACTACATCAATTATTGATTTAATTGTTGATATGGGTACTGTACTAGACGAAGCTAATGCTCCAGAAGGAGACAGATTCTTAGTCATTCCAGCACGTATGGCTGGGTTAATTAAAAAATCTGAGTTAAAAGATGCGTCATTAACAGGTGATAGTATGTCTATTGTCCGTAATGGGCGTTTAGGTATGGTAGACCGTTTTACTATCTATGTAAGCCATAATCTAAATGTATCAGCAGGTAAAACTAGTATTATTGCTGGGCATAAAATGGGCTTTACATTTGCATCGCAAATGACCAATATGGAAACAATTCGTTCAGAAGCAACATTTGGTAATATTATTCGCGGCCTTCAAGTATATGGCTACAAAGTAACCAAAGGTGAAGCTCTATCTACAGCTGTTGTTACTGTATAGTTACCGGGGAGTACGCTCCCCATTTTATATATTTGATTGAGAGGAATTATCATGGCTACATATACTGACACCCTTGGCTTTAATAAAGGTACCGCTGCGTATCCTGCTGACGGTCTTGTTTCAACAACTAAGTTTGAAGTTACTTTAGATTTTGCAGCAATTGTTGCTGCACGTTTAGCTGCTGGTGCTACTGCATTAGCTGCTGCGGATATTCTACAAGTAATCCCAGTCCCAGCAGGTTCAATTGTATTAACTGCTGGTGTAGAAGTTGTAACTGCTGACACTAGTACTGCAACTTTTGATTTAGGATACACAGGTGGTTCACCAGCAGCAGCTAATGCTTATGCTAATGACGCCCCAGCAACTCCAGTAGGTTTTACTGTTGCTAACTTAGCAAATCCAACACTTGTAGCTACAGAAGATACTATTGATTTATTAATCAATACTGCTGTTCCAACTACAGCTGTTATTCGTGCATTTGCTATTATTGCAGATTGTAATTAAATACTAGGGACTTAGGTCCCTATATAAAGGAGATTAAAATGGGCGTTTATCGCGGTATTGCTCAGGACAATTTGACTATTAATAGTGGCAGCATCAATGCTGCTCCTATAGGTCAAACTACTCCTGCAGCTGGGGCCTTTACCACCCTTACAGCTACCAGTGGCGTTACTGGTGCGGTTCGTATTCCTGTAACTACACCTGTTACTCCACTTGGGGCAAACCAAGCAGGTGCTGCAGCTTTAGTTGAAGGGTTATCCGTAGTAGTAGGTGCAAATGATGCTTTAGGTGTACGTTTACCAACTGCTGTTGCAGGTGCAGTTTGCATTGTAAAAACTACTACAGCAGCAAAAACACTTTTAGTATATCCAGCTACTGGAGCTGCTATTAATGCAATTGCAGCAAATGGTGCAATAACTATGGCAGCTGTTACTAGTGCCATGTTTGTGGCGTCTAGTGCAACTCAATGGTATACAGTACCATTGTTACCATCGTAATATAACTGGTTGGGGCTTAGGCCCCTTCCTTTAGGAGAATAATTATGGCAACTGTTTCCCCTGTAGTGTCTGTTGTAGCTGGAGTTCCACATGTCACTTGGACGGGAGTTGTAACTGGAGATACACTAGTATCACAGACTGTTGTGACTCGAAAATTACCGTATGCAAGTGTTCAAATTAGTGGTACATTTGGCGGAGCGACAGTAACATTACAATCGTCGAACGATAATACTACATTTTTTGCCATAAAAGATATTAGTGGTACTACTGTATCAGCTGTTGCAGCTAGTATTTTTGAAATATTATCTTCTGCAGCGTATCTAAAACCTACTATTGCTGGTGGCGGTGCTAATGCTGTTGATATTACACTAATCCTACGTGGGTAATTAGGAGATATAAATGGCTGCAAATTTAACCAGTAGTACTATAGCTAGTACTTATAATGAGATACTACATATAGACAGTGGGCCTACGGCAACTGAAAAAACTGTGTACAGCGGAACTGGTGTAGCTACAGCTATGAAATTAGGAACACTATCTGCGTCTATAGATAATATTGAATT